TCAGGTGCTCTTGTTGCCACTCTAACTCCAAGGACTTCTTCGTGATGTATAGGTCTTGGGTCATTTATAACCTCCTCATAGGTTATCCATTTACCAGTGGTAAATCCATCTTTCTCCAGTTTTACCTTATTTTCTCCTAGTTTGTCAAGGATTGATTTTTCAACACTTTCTTTAGTGTCTTCAGCCATAACATGAAAAGTAGCATAATAGCCTTGATATCGGATCTGTATTCGGAAGTTTTTCATTTTACACCTTAAAAATAAAAAGGGGCGACTTTGAGGCCGCCCCTTTAGGTTAATTTAAATTACGCACCTTCAACGCCGAAGATTCCTCTAGGGTCGGATACTCCAAATGAGTATCTTTCTCTAGCTTTGAATCTTACGTTTCCAGTATCGAAATCGCCTTCCATCGCAGTTTTTAATGCTGCCCTAACAAAATGTTTCATTCCATTAGGTACGTCTGTGATGATGTACCATGCATCAGTATCAGTTAAGTAATTATTCACTCGATATCCTTGAGGAATCATACCTAATGAGTTGATAGCATTGATATCATTATCAGCAGTTCCAACTCTACCTTGAGATTTCATCAATCTTTCAGCATTGAATTGGTTTTCAGGGGGAACAATCATTTTCACCCCTTTAGCTGCAACTTTAAGACCTCTTTCGTCAGTCATCCCCGCAATGTCGATTAGGGCTTGTTCTAATGAAGTTTCATTTAGATCCGCTTGTGTAGATAGCGTATTTTTAAAGCTACCTGACAAAGTAGTGTGCGATGTATTAAACAAAGAAACGCCGTCCCCTGAATCAAAACCGTCCGTAGTTGGAAGGCCGTTGATTAAAGGCTCGACTGATTTCACTTGTTTAGCATTCGCCATAGATCTAGCCAAAGCTTTTGTGTAACGAGAAGAGATTCTATCGTAGAGATTATCTTCGATAGCTTCTTCTGTAATTGCAAAAGCCAAAGCAATGGTTTCGTGAGTATAACGCGCTGTGAAAGTTTCTTGAGCATCATCAAATGATACCCCTTGACCTTCGCCTTTTACTTGCGCATTACCGAATCCACTTAACATTACTTCTTCTTCGAAAGCTCTGTCTGAGTTTTCACTTACGTATATTTCAGCTGCTTGGTTGTCGTATCGCTTGTATTCCAGTCCAAATAATGCATTTAAACCAGGTTCAAGCTCTTTTACTAATTGTGCTCGTGATATTGCCATAGTTTCTCCTTATGCTGCATCATCTCTTAGGAATTGATTAGCCCCTGTATTGAAAGCCACTACTAAATCACAGCCAGTAGCCGTAAGATCTTCTTGATTAGGCACTTCTGCCGATCTTACGATTTTCCACATGTGGCCGTTGTTGTGACTCGCAATAGTAAGAGTAGCTTGAGACTGGCCTTGATAGCCAGAGCCGCCCGCACTTTGGTTCATATATTTCACCAAAAATTCGGCTTGGGCTAGAGCTCTACTGGATGCTACTTGTGCACCTGCTCTTACCATGTACTCTTGAAAAGGATTATCGTTAACGAATACCCAACCATCGCTGTTACCTGTATTTGGGTTAGTTGCGAATGTTTGACTTGCAGCTACTGAATTGCCCCAGGTAGGTTTGCTAGTAGTTCCATCGATGTAAAAAACACCGTTAGAAATTCCTACACAAACTTCTGGAGTAGTTGTATCTGCATCCCAAGAAGCACCGCCTGTACCACCATCGTCCATAGTAGTGGGAGCTATACTTTGCATATAGCCATCATCACCAGATCCGTCTTGTGGTCCAATTGGTTCGTTCTTAAGGATTCGCACGCCCAAACCTGACAAGATAGAGTACTTAGATTGCCCTTGAGTCGCTGGTGTATTACCAACAGTCTCAATTGCTCTAAGACCATATCCAGTTGTATTTGTATTAGCCATAGTTTGTCGTCTCCTAAATGTTCATAGTTTTACCTATGAACGGTTAATTAAAATTTCGTGATAAAAAAATCGTTAAAAAATTAACTTTTTTTCGTACCACCGAAAGTTACGCGAGACTGTCGATCAACATTGATCGGCATGCTCTTATGCTGCTCTTTCATAAGATCGTGTTCTACTGCGTCACTACGGTCAGAATGGCGACGTGCCATATATTCCTGACGTGTGTGAGCGATCTCATCAGTTACCTTTGCAAGCAAAAGGCCACCTACTCCTACTATCCCTTTGTATTTTCCGTCGTCGATTACTGGATAATCGGAAGCGTTTTCTATTTCATCAGATCGAACTAACTCGTAGCCTGATCTGATACGACCTTGAATATTTTTTATATCTTCAAAGCCGACACTTTCCGCTCTTATCCATCGATACCTGAATCCATCAGGCGCACGGGGCGTATCGAGAGATGATGGGGGGATCCATGTTTTAGGTCTTTCGGTTTTTGACCTAGTTGAATCCGCACGGGAAGTGGTTTTAATGTCTTTTTTTATATGCTCTTTTACCATATATTTAAACCTCCTTCGTCATGTTTAATTTTTGTTTCGCATAGTCTTCGAGTGGCACACCTAATTTTCTAGCGATTGCTACTTCAGAAGATGTGAGTCTCTGTATGTTGCGTCCTTTTTTTACACTGCGTGTGGCTGAGCCAACGAGTTGTGTCGGTTTAGACGATTCCGTTTGTACTTCCTTATTACCAAATTGGTGGGGAAATGCAACCTTTATTCTTTTATCAATTTCTTGATAATAATCACTTGAATAAGGATCATAGCCTTCTTCCTCTACCATTTTTTTGTGATAAGACAAAGCTGTATAGGTCATTGGCTCATCTTTACCAAACCATGTATTTTTTTCCGCCCACTGTCGTGCTTGCGGATCCATAGGTACAGGTTGTTCAGTAGGTCCTCCCACACTAGCAGGCACTCTAGCTTTAGAAGCTTCTTCTTTAACTATTTTTGCTCTTTCCCGACGCTCTTTGGCATCTGCTAATTTAGCTTCATCAATAGCTAATTGAGCAATATCTCGTTGTGCTAAGACTTGGGCATCAACGTCAGCTGCTTCAATTGCTTTTGCTAATTTAGCTTTAGCTCCTTCAAAACCTTTTTTAATTCTTGTTTCCAGTTCTGAAACATAAGTGCTATCTAGCTTGGTTAAACGTTCTTTAAGATCTTTTTGGTCTTTAAGAACTACTTTGGCATAATCTAAAGCAGCGTTTTTTTGACGTTCTTCTTCACGCCAATTCTTGGTTAACTTTGCTATTCTTCTTTTTACGCCTTCACCATATTTTTCTATTTCTTCTTTTTGTTGGCTAACTTGAACATCAGGCTTGATATCAGATTCCTTAGATGTGTCATCGGACTTAGTATCGTCTTCACTAGGTTCTTCATCTTTTTTATCCTCCGTTTCAGGTTGTTCGTCTACTTGTGTTACTTTTTCTTCAGGTAATTCAACATCGGCACCAGGTCCACTGGTATCGATATCAACCATAGGTGTTTCTTTCTTAATGTCTTTTTGTTCTTCTACTTTTTCTTCTTCTACTTTTACTTTTTCTTCTTCAGGCATAGTTTCCTCCTATGTTAAAATGCATGCAGTATATCCTCTGGATTCTGCACGGTTGCCAAAACTTCATCTTCATTAAGAAGACGAATCTCACCACCTTCAATATGTATACGCGATCCTGCGTACCTTGCAAAAACAACCCAATCGTCGATCTTACACCATGGACCGTCAGGATAGCGTTCTTTATCCCTATAACATTGGGGTCCCATTGCCAAGACTAAACCACATTGAGACGCCACTTGTTGACGTTCAAGGGCTGCTTCATGCAGAACAACTCCCCCCTTTGTCTTCTCACCCATTTTAAAGGGTAAAACAATAATTCTCCAACCTGTAGGTTTAGGTAATTTTTGAGTTTGTTCCTTGTACTTTTCCTCTAACGCAAATTTAGGATTTACGTTTTTCGTGGGGACTGAGGTCGATAATGTTTCCTTTGGGTTCATCTTGCTCCTTTTGTTCAAGCAGGCTAGAGATGGCCTGTTGCACTGATTCCAGTGCACTAATTTGTCCTACAATATATTTGTATTTATCAATGCTGTCAAGACCTCCCGACGTAATGACGAGAGTTAAAGCATTTAAGTGATCTTTAATTTCTTTTTTTAACTTATAAATGATGTTGATCGCTTCCATAGAAGCAGATTAAACTTTTTTAGCGTTAAGAAATGCTCTACCTAAACCACGTTGTGCGATGCCACCATGAGCTTTTTTGACTCTTTTACCCTGTTTAAAGCCAACG